CGCCCTCCGCTCGCTTCGCTCGCGCCCCATTTGCACACTAACGTGGCTTCAGTTGGGCCTTCTTGCTTGGGCTACGGCGGCCCTGTCTTTTTTCTATTGGGTTGGTGGGGGGTTTGTTCTAGAAATTTTCATCTAGTCACAGGTATTTGTGTGTCAGTGTTGGACGTCCGTCCGCAGCGTCGGGAGTGTGCGTACTGCGTCAGTGATCCAGTTGGGGCACTGGGTGTGCGTCCTGAGGAGCGGGAGCATCGAGACGCTGTCGGCGAGCCAGCGGTTGAAGATCCTCATCATCCGCCGGTGCTGGTTGCTGAGCTTGCGGAGGTGCTTGCGCGTCGAGTCGAGAGCATCCTTGAAGTCCACCTGGCTCGGGTTGAGTGGCGGCTCCCTCGAGGGCGATGTCGAGGGCTGGTCCGAGTTCGGCGCGCGTCTGGACGTCGATGTACCGTCCTGGTCCGAGTCCATCTCGCTGGTCTCCGAGTCCGAGTCGTCGGTAGAGGGCGGCGAACTCTGGGGCCCTGGCTCCGGTGTCGTCCTTGTACCACTCGGTGGGGCTCCGGTTGCTGGTGATGAAGACGAGGTTGTAGCGCGCTGCGACAGATCCGCCCTTGCATTCGCACGTCGTAGGGTACGGGTCGAGGAGCTGGAGCAGCTTCTGGAGCTGGACCTGTCCGGCGAACTCCTCGAAGATGACGACGCGCTGCTCGGTGTAGCCGTCGAACCACAGTCCCGAGTTCCCGTAGAGCGGGATGTAGGCGTGGGGGTAGCGGTTCCTGATGGCGTAGCTCTTGCCGATGCCGGTGGGTCCGACGACGCAGACGATGCGAAGCTCGGGGCGGTAGGGGCCAGGGACGCGGGCGGCGAGCTTGAGTAGTCCGGACGAGTACTTGGCGAACGTGCCGGCTGGAACAGCGGATAGACGCCCGGAGGCGAGTACGGCGTCAGCAACTGCGTCGAGATCCGTGCGTCGACCTTGTCCGGTAGTCCCTCCCGGAGCGCCAAGAGAAACTCCCTCCGTACCGGGTTCTCGAGTGTCGGCTTTGGTGCAGTAGGCGACGCACTCCTCGGCGGTTCCTCGGGCGATCTCCCAGTGGGCGCGGGGTTGGGGCTCGGCGTAGTCTCCCTCGAAGAGTCCGGTGACGTACGACAGGGCTCTGGCGGCGTTGAGCTCGATGTACCCCTGCAGATGCGCTGTGCCTGCGGCTCCGCGCTCGTGCTGGTAGACGAAGTAGCGGACTCCTCGAGGCATCGTTTGAGGGTAGGGGCTGCGGGGATTGTTGAGGGTGAACACCCAGCGACGGGATTTGGCTTGGGGACGGGGAGGCTGACGTGGGGCTGCGGCGGCGGGGTAGCGAGCCTGGAGCTCGGCTGCGCGATCGATCATTTCCTGGTCTTGCATGTTCGGTATCTCTCTCTGGAAGTGCGTTTTGCCAGATTAGAGTTGTAAAGTTTGCACCAGGTCAATCGCATTTCACTTTTCAAGCCGAAAATCATGTTGGGTTCTTTCAGAGTTGGCTTCTTCAGAGTTGGTAGAGAGGGTGTCTTTTGTTACCACCATCTCCAATTGGGTGTGCAGTGGGACACAGCTTCAGAGTTGATTCAACTCACTTGTCCTGGTAGCGGATTCTGCACGTTCCGGTGGAGCTGCCGGCAGTGACGCCAGCGACGTTGCTTCCTACGACGATCATGTAGAGGGAACCGGTGATGATGTCTGCGACGTTGCCGGAATCGCCCCCATTGAAGGTTATGGGGTGGAGAAGGCGCCTGTAGAACCGGAGTACGTGTTTGGAACCAGGTTCACCAGAGGCGTTGAGGTTGTACGTGCGGTCAAAGAGGATCTTGAAGCGCTTGCGGTTCTCGAGGTTCCTGGGAGAGAAGCAGTCTGTCGTCTGAAGGACCTGGGCAGTCGTGAGGGGTGCCCCGTTGGTCTGACGATCGTAAACCACGAGAACCCGATGGATCTGGTCAGTCCCGTCGCCCGCGGTGACCGTGGTGGCCATCTTGAGCTGGATGCTCTTCATCGTGACCTCGCGACCGTTGCGCTGGTTGATGTCGTCCCCGCGTTCGATTCCGTTGAGCAGAAGAATGGCGCTGGTCGTGTTGATGGCAAGGGCGGTGGAAACGTCGATAGATTTGAACTCTCCCTCCCCGAGTTGGAGTCCACGCATCGCCACATTCTTCACTCCTATGCCCCGCAGTGCGGCAACGGCTCCGGCGCGGCCTGCGCGTGCCGCCGCCTTGTCAGTCCCCATGAAGCCAGCCCACGTTCGACTTTTCACGCTATACCCTGCGCCCTTCCTACGCCTGTACTTTGGCATCTTGTTCGTGTTCGGTTTTCCTTTCTCACTTTATTTCTTGCTAAACTAGAGTTGTAGGCTAAACGATGCAAAGTGCATAAATGCCTTTGGATCGGAAGTGGATCAGAAGTTGGGGTAGTACTGGCCCCAACTTCTGATCTACGCCTAAAAATAGAACACTAAAGGTTCTTGTCTTTGAACCCTAACGAGTTATGTCGCTTGTCAGTGGCACTAACCCCCCCCCAACTGGGTCACTGACGCAGTCCACCTCCTCCCCTCGCTGCGCACCGACGTCCAGCACTGACGCACAAATACCCTGTGACTAGATGAAAATTTCTAGAACAAATCCCCCACCCAACCCAATAGAAAAAAGACAGGGCCGCCGTAGCCCAAGCAAGAAGGCCCAAATGTTGCCAACGTTAGTGTTCAAAGGGGCGCGAGCGAAGCGAGCGGAGGGCGTAGCGGAGCGAAGCGGAGCGGAGCGGGGGGGGGTGGGGGGGTGGGGGGTTTAGGGTGCCAAATAGGCACTAATAAGGGGGGGGTGGGGGCGGGGGTGGGGGGGGTTAGTGCCACACGTTCAGGGACAAAAACTTTAGTGTTCAAAGACAAAAACTTTTTAGTGCAAAGTGCGTTCGCGTCGGAAGTTGGGCGTAGTATTACCCCAACTTCCGACACACTTCTGACACAGAAGTGAAGATATTTATATCTTACATCGTTTAGCTTCAATTCTAATTTAGCAAGAAATAAATTGAAAGAGGAATACCGATAGCAAACAAAATGCCAAAATTCAAGAAGCGTAGGGGAGCGAGGACGATCACGACTTTTTTGAAGCAGGCCGCCTCTTCACGTGCACACCGTGGGGCAGCTGTAGCGGCCGCGAGGGGGATAAACGCGGCTGCTCGTGGACTGCAGCTCAATGCTGGAGAGTTCAAGGCGATCGACGTGTCTGCTACCAGTGTGGTGGATACCACTGGGGCTGTGACCTGCCTGAATGGCTGCGCTCGCGGTGACGATATCGCGGGTCGCAACGGACGTGAGACGACCATGAAGTCCATCGAGTTTCGCGCGGTCGTCGCACCAACGGACGTCACCGGAGTCGAGCAGACGGCGCGTGTTCTACTCGTTTACGACAGGCAGGCGAACGCCACGCCCCTGACTGCTGTACAGGTTCTAGCTGCCAACAACACGTACGCGCCGAGGAATCTTGAGAACCGCCGCCGGTTCAAGATTCTTTTCGATAGGACTTTCCAGATCGGAGACAGGAGCGCCGCTCCAGCCTCGATGCCTTTCGCCAAGACGATCAAGTTCTATCGCAGGCTCGCTCACCCTGTGACCTACAACGCGGGCAACGCCGGGACTGTTGCGGACATCGTAACTGGGTCTCTCTACCTGATCACCGTCGGGACGCAGGGGGCGGGCGGAGCGGCTGGATCGTGCATCTTCTACTCGCGCGTTCGTTTCCAGGACAAGTGAGTTGAATCAACTCTGAAGCTGTGTCCCATGGCACAGCCAATTGGATCATGGTGGGATGATGACGTCACGGCAACACCCTCTCTACCAACTCTAAAGAAGCCAACTCTGAAAGAACCCAACACGATTTTCGGCTTGAAAAGCAAAATGCGATTGACCTCGTGCAAACTTTACAACTCTGATATGGCAAGACGCACTTTCAGAGAAGAAGACCGAACTCAAAATGCAGAGACAAGACCAGATCGACGCCGCCTACGCCCGCGGAGTAGCAGAAGCCCCAGCAGCAGCCGTCGCCGCCGCAGCCCCCCGTCAGCCTCCCAAACCCTCCGCCACCTCGCGCCGCTGGGTGTTCACCCTCAACAATCCCCGCAGCCCCTACCCTCAAACGATGCCTCGAGGAGTCCGCTTCTTCGTCTACCAGCACGAGCGCGGAGCCGAAGGCACAGCGCATCTGCAGGGGTACGTCGAGCTCCAGCGAGCCCAGCGCCTCTCCTACCTCGTCGGACTCTTCGAGGGAGACTACGCCGAGCCCCAACCCCGCGCCCACTGGGAGATCGCCCGAGGAACCGCCGAGGAGTGCGTCGCCTACTGCAGCAAGCCCGAAACACGAGAACCCGGTACGGTCGGAGTTACTCTTGGCTCTCCGGGAGGGGCTGCCGGACAAGGCCGACGCACGGATC